AAATGGAGTATTGATTGCTTTTACGTACTGCTCAATTCCAGCAAACAACAATCTAAATGGTGACTTTACTATATCCCAAGGGCTTACGCCCTCATCCATACCGATAAGTTTTCTTGCTGTTGGATTATCAAACCATAGGTTGGTATCAACTTTTGCACCGTAGTCAATGTTGTAGTAACTCTTAAGAGTCTCTCGCATATCTGGGCTTAGTTTTCCGAAATTATCAACAGCGTCTTTATTGCTCATGCGCATAAGCTTTTCGTGAGTACCCTTGATGGATGACCAAGTTTCAATTAGGTTGCGCTCTTCACGAGTAAGATTTGTTCTAGCACCAGCAGCATAAAGGGCAGGACTAACTTCTGCTACATTAGGATTTAAAGATTTCTTAGATGCTTCTGACATGGCAGAGAACATGTCGTTCGGAAGAATAGTCACTAGACTATACCTCTATCGTTTAGATCCTGTAGGATCATTTCAATTTCGCCAGTTGGATCACTCTGTGCTAGACGGCTTAATACTTGAGTTACATTAAAACTACGATTAGGAAGATTGAGACCTTCAGGTCCAGCACCAGGACCCATTGGGTTGCCAGAAGTAACTGGTTCTCCTGGTCGTTCAGTTGGAGAGAATAGTCCAGTTATGTTTTGTCGAGGAGCTGGTCGAGGTTGCGCTTGAACCATACCAGAGATTTCCCCCTGCATTTTCTTACGATCACCATAGATGCTTGGGTTACTTGGAACTTGGTCCCTAGGAGTCATATCGGTACGCTGTGATAGTGCTCCAGGACCTGATACTGGTTTAGCTTGGGTATTAGTCCGCTGTGGACGATGTCCGCCTTGCTGTGCCATTTACTTTCCTCGCTTTACAATCTGTATTTTACCACCGCTATTAATATCAAACTTAATTGCAGTTCGCATTGCTTGTCTAATTGTGGCACCTGCATGGTATGAACCTAATGCAAGGCTACCACCAGTACCCATTGAGTAGATCCCAGTATCTGTACGAAGAACGGAGTAGCCTCCTTCAACGTAATAGATTTTATTATTCAATCCTATTAAGAATGAAAATGAATCATCATTCTCTAAAGTAACACCAGTGGACTCGTGTGCTTTTCTTATCTCTGGAACAACCTTGCTAACCATGAACCGATATTCGTTAGTTCCATCGTATTTAGGTAGTTCCCATCCGTATTGGACAACATCACAGAATCTTGAATTACCTGCACCAGCAATTACGTAGTCCCCATTTTCAGTAATCTTCTTAACATCACTGTGGGTATACGGTCTTTCATCAGCAGTAATCTGACTATCTGCAGCAAACACAAAACCATTGTCGTATTGTACGGCAAGGATTGTTGTCATGCTTAGCCACCGCCACCAAGTTGGGCTAGGATACTTGCAACATCTGGTGGAGGACCTGCTGGTTGACCTTCAGCTGGTGGAGGACCACCTGGAGCTGGAGGACCTGTAGGTAGCTGTCCTTCTTCAGGTGCAGGAGCTTCTTCGACTTCTACCTTCTGGAAGATTTCCATAACCGCATCTTCGATAGCAGTTCCCTTTTTCTTCATATCAATTACAGTAGCAATCTTTGCAATGATGTCGGAAGGATCTGCTCCCTGTGCAGCCATACCAGGAATAGCTTGAGTTAACGCACCGATAGAGCCAGCAAGGGCATCACGCATACGTTCAATGTCAATACGATCCTTCTCAAGACCTACGTTCATGCTCCAAGGTAGCTCACTCATTACAAACTCACGGGATAGCAAGCCAGCCTGTAGAGCCTGAAGACTGAAGATAAGGGCACGTGAAGGATCAAGTCCAGCCATTACACCATATCGTACCTGAATACTGTGGTCGTTATTAATATCTCTAGATGGTAGGTAGTCAATTTCATACTGTGCGCCTTGGTATACGCCAGCCATCTTCTTCTTTACATCGAACAGAGTTTCGTCAATGTGGAAGCAAAGCTCAATAACCCGTCTTAGGGTTACAGCGAAGACTTGTTGACCAGCCTTTATCTGCGAATCAAAACCACCAAGAAGTGCTTGAACTCCCGAACCAGTAATAACAGACGCATCTATGTTACCCGATCTTCCTTCTGGGTAGCGAGCACCCATACGCATTTCTGCTTCAAGTGCTTGCTGTTCCTGGAATGCACCAGGTGGAATCTCAAGGGCTACCCGACGAACACCGACAGGGTTGTTGGTACGGATGACAGCATCGGGACCATAGGCAAAGTCACCTACGTCATTAGGAATAACTAACGGAGCTTGGATAGCTTTTTCAGCAGCTTCCATAGCTAGGAGACTGAATCGAGCACGAGCTATCTGCGCCCACAGGACATCATCGAACTGACCACGTGGGTCGTCTAGATCAAGTCCAGGACGACGGGCTACTTCAACAGACATTCGTCCTAGTGGGTTCTTAGCCTTGCGGAGGACTGCACTGTTACGCTGTGGTAGGAATAAAAGTATCTGATCTTTATCTTCATAGCGGATAAGTTCTAGGTCTGAGTCTACGTCAGTAAATCGACCACGATCACCCAGGATGAGGGCTTGGTATTCAGGAAAGTCAACAATTAATTCACGGATAGTCTTCATGTATTTCTTAGTGAAGGAAACACAGCGACCAAAGCGATCAAACTCTGGGTAAGAACCCATAGGGTTTTCCATACGGATATGAGGCATATTGGCTTCATGATCAAAGTCTACAAAGATAGGCAGGAAGCCATAGGTTAGATACCAGTCAGCACCAGTTAACATCTGAACTTCAAGATCAGAGAACTCTACATAGTTGTTGGCAATAATGGTTCTTTTATCTGCGAACTTCTTTGCCTTGTCAGAGTTAATATTTGTGGTTGTACAGTTGAAGGAAGGTAGTGGAGCTAGAACTTCCGAAATATCTCTAGCAGCAACGTCAACAAAGTTAGCGATCATTGGCTTGGACATGCCCTCTGGGAACATATCTGGGTATACGGATTCCATATTGCCACGTCGGACAGCAGTGATGTCAGCCATTCTATAGTCGCGTTCAGCGAAACGTCTAGTAAGAGCCAATACCTTATTGGTAACTTGCTCAGTTGTTAATGCCATTTAGTTTCCTAGTATAAACCTGACAATGTTTCCATTGCCATCTCGTCAAGATTTACGATGCCTTGCATGCTTACATTCCGTCTAGTTGCCCACTTATTCTTAACGTGGGAAACTTGTGATCTACTTGACTGGATCATCTCTTTGGCTCTAATCTCGCAGAACCACAGTGCCATGACACAGTCGGTTGGTCCTCTAGTATCAGCTTTCCAAGTAATTAACTGGTTAACTAGAGCTTTAACGTGTTCGTTTGAATTGTCTGGAAGCTCTATCAGGTTGTCGTGCTGGAACTTTCCATCTCTCATGCTACCAAATAGGGCAGACATAGAGGCTACACCAAAGTTTACATCCCACTTATTCTTGCTAGTGAAGTGCTCCCGTAGGGCGCAACCACGGCTACCTAACCACATGCGAAGGTCAGTATCCAGAGAGAAAGACTTTTGGTAAGCGTTAATCTCAATACGTAGTTCTTGTGGTCGGTAGGTTTCTACCCAATCTTTTATCAGAAAGTCAATCTTCTGTGGGGTAGATTCGTGCATATTATAGACATCTAGAATGTAACGCTTGTGGGTATCCTTATTGAAAGCGTAGGCAACCATAGCGGTCTTACCAGACATAGCAGGATCAAGTCCAAGAATTATGTACCATGATCCACCAATTTCTGGCTGACCAGGAGAGCTAAAGTTAAGTGCACCAACCTTGCGTCTACGGTTGATGGAACCGTTAACAACAGGTAGTGGGAAGATAGCGTCTTCTTCTACGTCCTGCTGTTGATAAACTAGTGCCCATGTAGATGGGCTGACTTCGCTCCGTCGTTCAAACAGTCGCCTACCATCCCATTTAATAAACAGGTTATTTTCATCTGGCATTAGCAGTTCTGGATCGTCGAACTCATCAGCTCCATCCAATGGTCTGTCGGACCTTCCCCATAGGGTTTTCCACCTGTGAGGATTGTCGTCAAACGTAAGAACAGCTGGCATGGCAAGGTAAGTGAAAGGAGACTTACCACCAGTCCAGTGTTCTGGATTTCTGATTTCTTTATATAAATCTGTTGAGGAGACTCTAGTCCCTACAATCAGCAGTGTCCCAGTTGAGCCGACTCGGGTAACTACCATCTTCTGAAGCCAGTTTAGTTGCTTCTCCCATTCGTGGGCATTGGTCGTCGAGACAATATCGTCCATGATTATTAGGTCGGCACGTGTGCCATAGATCTGTTGTCCAGTACCTAGTGCTTGAACGGTAGGGTCTTTCTCTCCCGACTCTCTCGACAGGTATATGCGATCTGATGTCCATTGGTCAGCAGTCTCCTTGTATCCTCCAGCAGGTCCGTAAACCTGTTGCATCTTAAGCCACGGATCTTCAGTCATACGCTGCTTAATTGAGTATAGGAACTCCTTGGCGCGTGTCTGGGTCTGAGAGATAATAACAATGCGGATGTTTGGGTTCATGGCGATACGGTACATGGCATAGTTAACCGTGATTGTGGTTGACTTGGCGTGTTCAGGTGGAACGTTGATCATAAGCCGTCTGCGGTTACCAGGCTCATATGTGATCGAAGGGTGTTGCCACGTCGGGGGCTTACCCTCGAGAACGTCAATCCAGCTTTGCTGATGAGGGAATACCTCTAGGTTCAGGAACTCTCGTGAGAACGTGGCAAAATCAATTTTGTGCTTATCGCTACCCAAGGCAGCAGCCATAGAATCGGATCCAAATTGGATAGCTTCCTCAACTGATTTGGCAAATTGGGGATCGCTAATCCATACCCTTAGGCTTTCTATCTTCTTGCCTACGGCAGCTCTGGCGGAATCTGTATCGATACCCTGGCGCAAAAGGTGAAGGAACTTCTTTTGGTCTTCTAGCTTCTTGACCACAGCATGGTGAAGATCGCCACTAACTGCAGCCATAAAATATCCTATTTTTCCTATACTAGTAGTAAAACCCCTTTGGGGTTTTCTATACTGTTATTAGAGGACCTCCGAAGAGAGGTCCATATACTCAACTCTGCGTTCTATGAGCAGGAACGCTAGACTAGGTAATTATTTTATCCTCTACTTATACTAACCCTGTTACAGAAAGGGTAGTAACGAAATGCAATTAAATCGTTATAAAGTATACTAAGGGATAGACTACCGCACTATGTAATATAACATAATAATAACTACTTAATACTAGGGGCATACAACTAGTAGCTACTAGTCAGCCAAATAACTTAGAAAAATCTAGGAAAGAGTCTACAGTACTAGGTCACTAACTACTTAGACACTGCGGGTCAAGTAGTTAAGCGTTCTAGAGACTATCCCTCGCTTCGCTCGGGACTAGGCAGTCTGCTTTCAGCATTTAGACTGCCCCCCCTAGTCCCAGACCGACTGACCCTACCCCTACTCTCCTAACCTCGACCAGAAATTAAGTACTGCTTCCAGCCAGGTGGGCTGACTACTTGTGTTGCTTCTGTTGTTGTGTCGGCTTCTATAGGGTGGGTGAGGGGTGCATTTTTTTCAGATTGATGAGAATGTTAGTTGGTTGAGTTAGGAAGTTTATCATGTCGCATTTCTACGTATATGAAGCCCTTCGTGGGATTAGTAAGACCTCGTTCGTATCATTGGCACAGGCTGGGTATCACGCCGCCAAGGCTCGGGAGTTGGACGAGAACATGGGCTGGACGGACATCATCGAGTTAGATGCCCCTCACGGCTTGGACGCTGAAGGTCGCTTGGCGTACAAACCAGAGCAAGTAAGTCTCTGGAGCTA